TCGCCTACGACATCACCGAACAGTTCAGGCTTCTTGACGCGGTATTCCCCCCAGACCGTCGAAGGGTCTGAGCCGAAGACCAGCTTAACCACGCTGCCATCGTTATAGATGCGGTAGGAGAGGGGCTGGGCTTTCGAGGTCAAAAGGGGGTCTTGGTCGTAGCAGTTCAGAACCTCGCCGGCGTCGGCAGGGATCGCGGCGGTGACGGTACCCGTGGTGCCATCGACCGTGAACTGCGAAACGCGAACCAAGTCAGGCCAGTCCTGGGACTCCCATGCCATGCGCAGGCGCTGGTTGGCGAAGTCCCTGAACTGAGCGAACGTCTCGTCAGTGATGTTATGCCTGTCCTGTCCGGCGAGCTGGATGCCCTCGAACAAGATGGTGCTGAAGTTAACGGTTCTCAAGAGAGGTATCCGTCGGAGGTGAAAATGGCCCCGTTGACCACCGTGCGCTTTACGCGGTTTTTCACGGCGATCTCCGGGTTGTGCTTGATGAAGTCATTCACGAACGACTTGTCATCCCAGCACTCATAGCCGAGGCGTTGGCCCCAGTAATGATAAGCAGAAAGGGGGATTTGAGCCTTGAGCTCTCCTACCCCCTCCAGACTCGAAGCCGCGTTCGCATGTCGGAACGCCGCCTGCTGCTTAGCCTGGGAATAGGCGGCTGTCTCCTGCATCCGCCACCCGTTGAGGAGTTCCCTCTCCACCTGATTTCTCAAGTGGGAGGGGATTACCTCAGCGAAGGACTGGATGATGTCAGCCACCTGTTGATTAGGCGCTGAAGTCGAACTTACCGAAGGCCAGCGGGTTGTACACGCAGAGGCCGGCGACGGCTTCGACGAGACGCGCTTCGCCACCACCAGCGTTCGGGAGCTCAGTGACCTCAGCGACGTTGCCGCCGTAGCGCACTTCGAGCATGTCGAACGGGATGATGTAGCCCGAGAAGTTGTTCTTCAGGAACAGGCTCGGGTGCAGGCGGATCTGGCCGAAGTCGCCCTCGAACACGTCCACGGTGCTGATGTAGGACGGCTCCGAGGAGTCGCGGGTCAGCGTGCGGATGGTGTTGTACTGGTTCGTGCCGGAGGCGGTGGTCGTGAACACGAGGTTCGTGAACGCGCGCTTCAGGGTCGGGCCGACGATGGCGTCGTAGTTCTTGTACTGGCCGGTCTGGGTGTAGATGCCGGTCAGGACGTCCTGGACGACGGACTCGGTGAGGGCGGCGGTACCGACGGTGCTGATCTGCGCGGCGGCAGGGCAGAACGAGGAGGCAGCGGCAGGGAGGTCAACCGTGTCGATGTTAGCGGCGGTGACGATCCACTTGTCGAGGCCACGGGTGCGGTAGCCGACGGTTCCGTTATCGACCTGAGCGCCCTGATTGGCGCACATCGCGACTTCCATCTCGCGCTTGATGAGCGTGATGGCCTTCGAGACGTTGTTCGAGAGTTCGTCACGGACACCAGCGACGTTAGTGACCGAGGACTGCGTGAGCTTCGAGACGCGGACAGCCTTGCGGAAAATCTGCACGCGGTTCGAGAGTTCGACGCGGTACTGGGTAGCACCATCGACGGTGTAGTTGTCGTACGAGGAGACGTCGGTGCCATCGACGATCGGGGTCGGGGCGGACGTTCCGGGGAGGCGGTCAGCCTGCCAGCGGAACAGGGTGTTGCCGGGTTCAGCACCCTTCTTCGCCATGGAGGTGAAGGGGGTGTCCTTCGCATCGACGAGGGAGATGAGGTTCGCCAGGTCTTCGCGCTTACCGGCGTTGACGAGGCTGCGTTCTGTGAGGAGGGCCATGATAGTATTCCTGTGTAGGGATTAGGGGTTAGATGAAGTTCTTGGAGATGAGAACTCGGGCGAGGTCTTCAGCACTGGTCGTTTTGCGGAAACGATCCACGGCGGTTCGAGCCTGTACTTCTGCGGGCTTGGACTTGACCGGGGTTACGGTAGGACGGACGGGCTGTACGGGTGCTTTTCTGGGAGCCGCCTGAGACACCTGACCTTCTCGGGTCATGTATCCTCGGACATAATCACCAATGAACATCTTGAAGTCGGGGAACGCCTTGAGTTTAGGGAAAACCTTCAGGACATTCTGGGCTACTTGATATTCCTTGCTTTCCGGCTTGTTCCACCAAGGGTAGTGCTTGGCGGCGATTGGCTCAATCTGTTCGCGGGCTTGGATCGTTCCCAACTGCCTAGGCAGCTGTTCTTCGATGGCTCGCGTCGCATTGACCAACATCCGGGTGACGTCCTCTTGGCCGTATTCCTTGTCTCCAAGGGTAAAGCCGTAGGGGTTCTCCATGCACTTGTATTTTAGCCAGCGGGCGTTTTCCAGTTCCTTTTCGACCTGTGCCTTAGTCTGAAGCGACTCGAACGGGTTAGATGCGTCATTGACGCTAGTTGCCGCCGGGTCGGACTGAGGTGCCGATTGGAGTTGCTGTTTCAGCGCTTCCATCTCCTCGCGGAGCTTGGTGACTTCCTCCTCGGCCTGCTTGCGCTTAGCCGTGAGTTTGTCGATGCGCTTCTGGACGCCCTTGGGAAGATCGCTGTCTTCTTCGTCGTCTTGCGTATGCTGTGAAGGAACTTCGTCGATACCATCCTCAGCCTGGGGGATTTCCGTGTCGGTTACTTCGTCTTGCAGAGACGCTTCGCCGTCGTTGGAGTCCTTGACTTCCGTTTGGATTTCGCCCTCATTACCGGCCTCGGGCTGTGCCGCCTGTTCTTCGTCAGCGAACAGGGTGCTGCGGAGGATATCCGCGAGCTTGTCTTGGGTTAATGCCCCTGACTGGGCGTTTGACTGTACCTCGGGGTTATTTTGAGCCGTTCCGATGTCGGCATTGGTGTTATCTTCCATAATCAGAGAGTTTTGCGTCCACTCAGAGGACGTATGGGCAATAACGCCCTAAAATGTTCTAAGTCAACGGGGGTCAGCCCCGCTTGCGAGGTTTGGCAAGATTACGCATTATTCTTGACCCCGAAGCGCTCTCGGAGGGCTTCTTCGTGCTCTGCGAGGAGCAAGTCCCGGAAATCCCTAAGAGCCTCGGCACGTCCGCAAGCGTGAACCCTCTTTTCGCCTTCGATGCTATAAGAGATAGCACGATCGACTTCAGCGGCGATAGCAGAGTCCATATACGCGAGAACAGCGTCAAAGACCTCGTTTTTCTCGAAACCGAGCGTCCGCCTGACTTCTTTCGGGTCAAGCGCCATAGCCGGGTTGCTGGCCCTCCTGCGCCATCTTATCCGAGACAGGGGTGACGCCTAGGCGCCCGATGGTCTTGTTCTGTTGCTGTTGGACGCTCATCTGGAGGTTCTGGACGTAATTCTGGATGAGAGCCTGGAACTGCTGGTCGCCCTGAGCCTGCTGCTGAGCCTTGGGGTTCTTCTGGAGGATATCCTGAAGATACTGCAACTTAGTCGCGGCGGTGGGGTCGTTCTCGACGTACTGGACTTCCATGCCGGCCATCATCTTAGCGATATCGGTCTGGACGTCGTTATAGAGCTTCTGAGAGGCGGTCTTCTGGTCGAGGAGCAAGTCCTTGGCCGACTCAGGGCTGATAGCCTCGACGAACCGCGCCGTGAGCTTGTTGCGGTCGATGACGCCACCCGCGTCCATCGGGACGACGAACGAGGCGATCGCCTTGAGCTTCTCCATGACGTAATCGGTGTCGAGTTCGCGGACGTTGTAAGAAACGCCGATATCGTACATCTGCGAGATTTCGTTCGGCGTCATGACGATAGGCGTGCCGACGATGCGCTCGATTTCGCTGCCTTCGAGGTATTGGACGGACAGGCTGACCATCTGCTTGAGCACCCGGCTCCAAGCCGTGAGCCAGTTGTTCACGACGAACTGCTGGGTCATCTGCGTCTTCTGCGGAGGGACGGCGGGGTTGAACAGGCCGAAATAGGCCGCGTTCTGGGCTTCCACACGATCAATGAGGTTGAAGGCGAGTGTAGGATTGCCCGAGGGCGGCGAAAGGAATGAGTAATCGTCAGGGGTGGTGACGGGGAGCAGGGAGCCGGGGGCAATCTGGTTCTGCGTGCCGAGGCGCTTCTTGACCTTGATGGGCGGG